CCGATGGAACAGAAGCCACCTTTGTTTCTACGCTGGCATCAGCGTCCACAAGTTTGCGAGCAGGCATGAGTACAGTCCGGCTTTTCGTACTACAGGATAACCTCCGCAGCTTTATTGACGTTCCCTACGGCCAACACGCCGAAATCCAAGCTGACATTGAAATGACTGGTGGCAAGGTTTACCACGCCGTGATTTTGAGTCCACCTCCTAAAGCAAGAAGATCTACTTCTGGAGCTAAACTCAAGAAAAGACTGTATTGAGCCGTGCCCGCCGTCATTGATGCCACTTTGAGCGGGGCTTCCTCCAACAGTTATGTGACGCTGGCGGCTGCTGACACCTATTTCGAAACCACCCCTGACTCTGGTACCTGGATCGACAAAACCACCGACCAGAAAAACCGCGCCCTGATCTCCGCCACACGTTGGATCGACGCGCTCAGCTTCTACGGCGACCGCTGCACCGACACCCAAGCCCTGAAGTGGCCCCGCGATAACTACACCGTCGATGGCGTTGACCTCGCCTGCACCCTGATCCCCGACGGCATCAAAACAGCCACCTACGAGCTGGCACGCGCCTTCGCCAACGACACCACCGCCATCACCGGCACCAGCGGCACAACCGGCATCTACGACGAAGTCAAACTGGGCGACCTCCAAGTCAAATACAACAAAACCTCTCAAACCAGCGGCGTCATCAACAACATCTTCGATGTCTACCCCTGGCTCCAGACCTACCTAGGTCCCTACTGCATGGGCGGCGCCGCCAACTACGCCGTTCGCTTATTCCGAGGCTGACATGGCTGGCGCACTCGACTCCCTGTTCAAGTCCGTCGCCAAAGACGTCGTAGCCGAACTTGGCACGTCCCTCGACACCACCGTCACCTACACCCGCAAAGCCACCCCCACCTACAACACCAGCACTGGCGCACTAACCACAACCAACACCACCTACTCCAACATCAAAGTTCCGATCGAATTTGTGGTCTCCGAGGAAGAGGAAGGCCGCGAACAACGCCAAGCCAAGATCTACATAACCCCCGACCTAATCGGCAACAACCAACCCACCCTCGGCGACGAAGTCAGTTTCACCTACGCCGGCTCCAGTCGCACAGCCCAAATCACCGACATCCGCACCTACCGCGGCGGCCAAACCTACCTCTTCATCCTGCGGGTGCGCTTCTAATGGCACGACGCGGACTTCGGGATATTCTTCCCGACTTAAATAAAAAACTCAGCGCCGACTACAACACTTTTATCCAACTGGCGCTTGAAGGTCTCGCCAGCAAGGACCACAGCCCTGTCTACACCGGCTTTTTCGCCTCCAGCTGGAAAGCCTCGACTCAACGCACCAAGCCAACAGACCGCGTCGAAGACTTCGAGCCTTGGGCAGGACTCAAAAAACGCCGCGACAAAGGCGACACAACCGCCTACAAAATTACACCACGTTTTGCTACTCCAGCTTTCCGTTATACCGACAAAGTATTCATTGGTAACAGCACAAAGTACGCCGCTTACGCCCTTGAAAATCCCAAAGTTGCCACCTTCGTCCAAAGCCAACTCCGCCCGCTTCTGGACTCCACTTTTAATGAAAAACGCGCCCCGCAAGTTCTTGTTGGAACGACCAGAGGAACTGGCGGTTTGGGCTTTCTCGGCGGACGCGATTATGTTTCCTACGAGAGGATTTAAGTCATGGCACTTGTAAGCACCCGCGCTGCATTTGAAAAAGCCGTCACCGACGCCGTCGCCGCCGTCGATCCCACGGTGACCATGGTGTACGACAACGTCCCCTACACAACACCCAGCAAAACCACCAAATACGTGGCCATGACGGTGAACTTCACCCAGGCCACCATGCAAAACATGGGTGCCGCTTCCGATTTCTACAGCGGCGTCGTCCAGTGCAACATCTACGTCCCCAAGAACGCCGGAACGTCCACCCTCTCCTCCCTGTGCGAAGCGGTGATCGACGGCCTCACCTCCGTCAACGCCTCCGGCTACACAGACACCTTCACCTGCAAGCCCAAAGTCCGCGATATCGTCGGTCCCACGCCGCTGGACATTGAGGACCGCTCGCACTTTGTGGGCATCATCTCTTGCGAATTCACAGCAAACGCCTAGTGTATTATTGAACAACTTGCACCCGCTCCATGCGAGCCGTCGAACTGCTCCGCAACAAATTCGGAGTCAGCCAGCTTTACAAGCACGAAGTCAAATCCGGCGACGAGACCCTGCTGGAGATCTACTGGCACCCCCTGACCATCGCCGAGCGCGAGTCCATCCAGAAGAAATCCGGCACCGATGATGCTGGTGACTTCGCGCTGAGTCTGATGATCGAGAAAGCCCTCGACAAGGACGGCAAGCGCCTGTTCCAAGACGGCGACCGTGCCGCCCTCCGCCGCGAAGTCGAAGCCAGCATTCTCCAAGAAATCCAGCTGGCAATGCTGACCTCCGGCTCTGAAACCAAGGTGGAGGAAGCGAAAGCCGCCCTAAAAAGCTGATTCCAGCTGGTTCTTCATATTCTTTCTTGCCAAAGAGCTTGGTATGACAGTCAGTTGTTTAACACAGCAGCTGACTCAAGAAGAGCTAACAACCTGGGCAGCTTTTTATCAAATCCGCGGCGAGGAAGAAGATAAGGCGATGGAACGTGCCAAACGCAAGGGACAGACTGGAACCATGCGTTCCGGTTAAACTGCTAACAGCCTCTTCTACGCCCTGCCGTGGCCAACTACAGCGTAGACATTGAAGTTGCACTGCAGGGTGCCAATAAGCTCAAGCAGTTTTCCAATGAAGTTGATAAAACTTTAAAAGCTGTAAATCAATTAAACGCCGCACTAGAAAAAACAAAAGCAATAAACCCATACAACGCCGCTGGTGCGAGACAAGTTACGGAATTAGACAAACAAAGACTACGTATTGCACAGGAACGCCTGAGAGCCGAGCGCGAATTCCTGCAAACAACTGAACGTGAAAATCAACTGGCACGTCAAAAATCTGCCGAATATCTCCGTCAATTACGTCTTCAAAAAGAACTTATCAAAGGCGCTCAAGCCAGTGCAGTGGAGTTGGGTCCGGGAGGCCCCGCATTTAGCGGTGGTTTTAGCCCGATGGGTCGCCGCATGGCAAATTTTGCCGCTGCACCACCAAGTTTCGTCAACAAACAAGTAGCAGGACGCCTAGGTGGAGCAGCTAGTAACGCGATTATTGGTGGTGCATTTCCGCTGTTGTTTGGGCAAGGCGCTGGTGCTGCCGCCGGCGGTGCTATCGGCGGGGGCTTAGGGGGTCTTCTTGGAGGCCAATTCGGTTTTGGTCTTTCGCTAGTTGGCACGCTAATTGGCGACATCGCTAGCAAAGGACAAAAAATTAAAGAACTCGGAGAAGATATCGGTTTTTCGTCCCAGCAGACTCAGCAACTAGCAAACGCCTTTAAAGTTGCTAATACTGACATAGAAAAATTTACAGGCGTAATTCAAAATGTACGCGGTGTCGGCCTGGCGCTTGAAGATCAAGCAAGAGCAGTTCAACTCATTACAACACTTACCGATAAATATGGCGGATCTTTTGAGAAAGTCGGTAATGCAATCACTTCCGCACTTGAATCCGGCAAAGTAAGCCAAGCCACTCTTAATCAGTTAAGTAGTCAAGGTATTGATATTCAAGGAGCTTTAGCCGCTAAGTACAAAACCAGTAGAGACACCATCCTTAAAATGGCAAAGGATGGAACTATATCAGTTCAAACGCTTATTGACACACTCGTAGAAATGGGCAATAAGGGTGCAGATGCGGCTAGTAAACCTAGAACTGCAATGCAGAATTTGCAGGATAGTGTTGATAAACTTGGTGACGCTGTAAAGAACCTGGGGTCAAAATTAGTTACTGCTTTAGGTCCCGTATTTAAATGGCTTACTGATCGCGTAACCGAATTTGTTAACGCTGTATCCAGAGCAGTTTCACGTTTAGCGGATCTTATGGCTGGCGGTCGTATGACCCAGGCAACTATTCAGGCAGAAACCGCAGCCCAAACAGCAACAACAAATAAATTCGGTTTAGTAGGCGGTATCCGTGCTACTAACCCTGCGGCTGAAGCATTTTTCCAGCAAGAAAAAACACGCCAACTTAAAACTCTAGTCCCTGGAGCATTTGCACCAACTACACCAACAACACCGCTAGAAACTTTCCGTGCACCCTCTCAAGCGGCACCGGGTGGAGCCGCTGGTAAAGATCGTGCAGCTGAACGCGCTGCAAAAGCTGCCGAAAAAGAAGCTCTACGTGTAGCCGAAGTGGTGCGTAATCGGATGGCTGAAGCTGAAATAATGAGGCTCCAGTCCACTATCCAAGACCGTATTGCAGCAGCTGAAGTCGCAAAAGATCCGATGCTGGTTGCGCGTCTCGAAGGGCAACAAAAAATACTGGATCTTCAATTTGAATACGCAAAACAATTAGCAAACGAAACTAGCATTCGGGCACAGCAGGCCATTATATTTGAGGGCCAAACCGCTATCGTCAGTGCCCAACGAGATACTGAACGTGAACTAGCAGAAATAGCTCGCACCGATGGACAGCGGCGGTTAGACGACATGCAGAAATATATCGAACAACAGTACGAATTAAATACAGCCGTAAAACAACAAAAAGAGCTAGCCGAAAGTATTTCCGGATCGCTAAATCAAGGTCTTGTATCTACATTTGATTTACTTATCCAAGGTGCCGAAAACTGGCAACAAAGTTTGCAGCAGATTGCATCTGGCGTATTGATCGACATTGCTAATCAATTACTCCGCATTTTTGTAATTGAGCAAGCAATCAATGCCATCCGCACATTCCTAACGCCCTTCAATCCCGCCACACCCCTTGGTGCCGGCGGTGGAACCGTCGGGAAGTTCGGAACATTAGGTCCCAACTACGGAATTGCCCAACGAGCAGCAGGTGGTCCAGTATCTGCTGGTTCGCCTTATCTCGTCGGCGAGCGCGGTCCGGAAATGTTTGTACCGCGTTCCAGCGGCAGCATCTACCCCAACGATGCGATGGGCATGGGTGGCGCGAACGTCATCGTCAACGTTGACGCCAGCGGAACCAGCGCCCAAGGTAACGGCGGTCAGGCCAACCAACTCGGCAAAGTGATTGGCGCCGCTGTGCAGGCAGAATTGATTAAACAACGTCGTCCTGGAGGCTTGCTCGCCTAATGGCTACTTTCCCAGCAATCACGCCAAGCTATGGCGCTCAAAAAACCAGCGCACCCAAATTGCAGGTCG